GCTAATAGTGTTGATGAAATGCTATCAGATGATGCACCATTTTAACAATTTCTTATCTCCCTCGAGTTAGAAAACTAGGCATTGCTAGAGAGTGGTTAAAGACCCATTTAGCAGTGCCTTTTTAATTTATGATTAAATGTAATTTGTGTAATAAAAATGCAATCATTATTGAAAAGAAAATTTATTATTGTGCTCCTTGTTATATTAACAAGTTTATCAGGGTGTGCAAAAGACTACAACCCATGGACAACAATAGTAAATCAATTAATAAAGGCTAATTATGGAACTAATAATATACAATGATGGAGTTTATCATCTTATTGAAGTAACTAAAGAAATGACAGCTAATTTAAAAATATTTAATAAAGTAGATTGTTTTAATTTATGTGATGTATTAAAATTACAATTAAGTACATATTCTCATTCTTTAAATGCTCACGTAATGCATGATGGGAGTGGAGATTTATTTGGATGTATTTGTTCAAATTAGAACTAGAAATGATGGGTATAAACACTTATAACAATGAATACTTAGTAAACAAATTATATAAATTATATTTAAGAAAGGATAAAGATGATTACAGAAAAGAGATTGGAAGATGCCTTAAAATTCCTATCGGACACAGACGAGACAAATGCTGAAGCTAATGCTCAAGTTAAGTATTTGGATAGGCTTCTTAAAAGAAAGAAAGCTCTCCATATCACTGGTAATTCAGTTGATAAGAGTATCTCTGCCAAAGAACAAGCATACTATGGAAGCGAAATATATGAAACTGCTATACGAGAATTATTTGAAGCAGAGGTTAAAGCAAGTACACTTGAGAATAAAAGAGACAAAGAAGGTCTTATCATCGACTTATTTAGAACACTAGAAGCAAGTAGACGTAAAAATAATATATGATTTATAAGTTTAAGAAGTGGGTTATACTTCCTGCTTATACAGAAATATTTGTTAATGCAACGTCAGACGAAGAAGCATTAAAGATATTAAATGCTATAGATCCTACAACTTTAAACTGGCAAGAAGCTGACTCAATAGAGCAGCGAATGACGTATGAAGTTATAGATGAAAAATCCTGAGAGATATTTATTTAGAGCAGTACTTAGTCAAGCAATTCATGATGCTATGTATAATGGTTTAGATAAATATTATCTTATAGATAAACGTAATGCTATAGATTGGCTTATAAGTAATTCAGTAGACTTTAGAACTATATGTCATTATGCAGAAATAGATCCTGATATGGCTTGTAGAAAGTTTACTGCTGCTATGAAATTAGATCTATATACTTTAAAAGAAAGTCAACATAGAGTGTTGAACAAACCAAGAAAACAATATAAACATAAAGATAAATTTAGATTAAGTTTTTAATGACACATAAGGATATATTCAAAGATATGACATACGATACATTAAATAAACAGGTAGATGGTGATCACTATAAATCTATGCGTATTCAACCTGCACATTTTATAAATGAAAATAAATTACAATACGCTGAAGGCAATGCTATTAAATATATATGTAGACACCAGAAGAAAGGTAAGCGTAAGGATATAGAAAAAGCTATCCATTATTTAGAAATGATTATAGAAAGAGATTATAATGCTTGACTATGGTGCAACATTTGTTGCTCTTTTTTTCTATCATATAAAGTTTTTTTTTTAACTATTTGTTGTTTGTAATGTTTTAACTGTTTAGCAACAGGATTTTTTTTTTTGTTAGGTTTTTTCATTTGTCTAAAATAAGTTTTTTAATAGACTTTTCACCCATATAAATTTCAGTTTCTGCTTTAGATATTATACATCTATATTCTATATTATCAGAAACATCTCTATTGGCTATACGTTTACCCTTTAGACATTCAGACATATTAGGTTGTATTCTATGTTCTTTAATCTCATGATCTACTATCATTAATAAAGCTATAACAGTTTCTATCATTAGTGTGTACCATTTCTTAATTTATCTACCATTTTTTGTAGAGATAATATTTGTTCTTTAAGGTGATCTATATTAACTTTGTTATATCTAGATGCCTCAATTTCTTTTTCTATAGATTCTATTTGTCCAGCAAGATGTTCTATTAACATATACATTTCTAAGTTCTTAGGTTCTTGCTCAGCTTTTTTTAAAAGATCAGCTTGAAATAGAGTGTCTGCAGTTTCTAGTTTATTAAGTCTTTCAATAACACCAAAAGCAAACCATGCACCTATTACAATTGCACCAATTAAACCTATTAAATTTCTTAGTGGTAATCCAATATTTGTATTTTCGCTAATCTTCATTTATTTTTTTTATTAAAATTATTATTCTTTCCCCAAAAAGGTAACATATGCCCTGAATTTTTAAAACATTTAACACAAGAGTATTCTTGTTTTACAATCATATATGGTTCACTAGAGTATATGTCTTTAGTGCACCACTTGCAGTTTCCTACTTTATTTTGATTCTTGTTTGGCATTGATTTCATCGTTAGCTTTATCTAAGTCTTGAGTTGTATGCTCAAGTTTTTGTAAAGATCTTTTTAGTGCTGCATCTTTTGATTTACATGCATCTTCTAATTCTGAAATCTGTGCTTTAAGAACACGAACCTGTTCTTTGTACTCGTTAATAATATCTTGGTAGTCTGCTCTGTCCATAACTATTTAGGTTTACGCATTATATCAGCACCTTTAAGACCATAAATGGCACTAACTATTCCTATAAATATTGCCTGATACCAATAGGGAAGTTGTTTGAAATATTCAAAAAACATATCTAATCTATTACGAATCTCAGGATCGTCAGTGAAAATAGAGTAGACCAGTACAAGAATAGGAAGGGAAACAAGAACCAATACGAACTCATCTTTCCAACCCTTATCATTACTCTCAATAACTTTCGCTTTATATTCAATTTGACCTGTACTCATTTTCTCAGCATGTCTCATTTGAGCATCTGACATTAATTGTTTAGTTTTTTGTTTGTTTTGGTATATATGACTAGCAGTCTTNACACCCATAGATAATAAATTNAACCACATTATTTAATACCTTTCTTATTACGTTTTATCCAAAGCCTGTTGACACGTNTATGCCAAGCCCAAACTTTAATTTTAACAGCTATACCTTCTATGATGCTGTAGAATTTGTCGGTAAACCTTCCCATGCTTTGTACATCCCTTCTACTAGCAGCTCATCATCGTATGGCTGCATACCATTTTCCATTTGTATAATAGCTTTTACTAATGGTAAATAATCTTCAATAGTATTGTTTAGTTCGTCAGTAGGATTTACATCAAGCCTTCTACATACAAATACAATGTAAGCATCTGTATCGTTTTCACTTGGTGGAGCCCATCTTTCAATGATGCTCTCTACTGTGAATCTTTTATGATGAAATCTATATGTTAAAAGTATCTTAACTAATGCTCTGATACCCCATACAGCTTCTTTAAAAACACAAAAAACTGGATCAGATTGTTCATCTGCCAGTCCATCCCAATCAGTACCAAGTTTGATATTGCCTGGGTTCTTATTTCTTATACCTCTAGGTAATTTTTCTGTTCCATCTGCCATTTTTATCTAAAACCATTGGGATTAATATTGGTAATCCATCAATGATAACTCCTGTTCCTATTACTGGTCTAGACTTTTGTAATTTATTATATTCAAAAGCTAAACTTTTCATGTTAATTAAACACCCAACTTGCATTCCCCCAAAGTAGTTCATTTGGATTACTCCAATAATCTATTTTGAACGATGTATGATAATGCCCTTGAACTGTGCACATACCATATTGTTGAGCAACTTTTAGTACATCTTTATATTTACCATGACAGAAGTAAATTTTTTGACCATTAGATGCTTTAATAACCAAATCTTCATGCCATGACCAACCTTTACCAACTCCAAGCATATGATTATAAGACTTGAAAATTTCATGAGGCATTCCATGTCTGGTAGTCTTTTACTAAAAACTAAACTACCATGGTTAGAATCCATTATGTATTGCTTTGGAAAAAGACTTTCTAGATCTTTAAAAAATCTTTTAGCAACTACAAGCTCATGACTTGGTGAATATAAACCAGGATGTGAATCATGGAATGATATACTGTGCCAATCCATTTCATCACCTATGTTTACTACACAGTCAGGCTTATATTTTTCTTTGATTGCACTTAAAAAGTCAAGTGTATCTATATGATGATATGGTGCGTGTTGATCACT